TCTAACATTACGTAAATCTATAGCGTCATCTAAATCAATACTACCTTGCTGTAGTGACATCTGTATATTGTTTTCTAGTAAAGCTTTTTCTTCTTCATCAGGTAATAACTCTATAAATATACCAAAATCATATAGATGTAACTCGGACATTTCTTTCAACGTAGCAACATTATGAGCACCTAATGCTCTTATGAAGGCATCTTTAGTTGGGGAATATTCTATTATGTCTGCTATACGTAGCGATAGACATTCTGCAACTTCAGCTGTTATATATAACATTGATTGAAGTATGTGTCTAGTAGCTGTATTAGAGTTAGCGGCTGCAATTTTTTGTACACCAACTAAAGCGTTTCTATCTGGAGTACTAGCATCTCTTGCTTCATTTAATCCGGTTGTATCTCTAATCATTTGAAGATAATAGTTGTAAGTAGTTATTAAACTTTGTATCTTACCACTATTAACCCCGTTGTTTATTTGCTGTATAGGTACTTTACCAGGATTACCATCTCCATCACCTGTGAAACTTCTACCAACTATACTACCTGTTTGAAAAAACATATTTAAAGCCTCTTGTGGATTATAGTTAGTGCCATTACCTAAATCAACTTCAGCTAAACCGTCAACATCAAGATAGACACCATCTGGCACCATACGTGCCATTACTTGTTGTAACTTTAAATGAGTTAACTGAATCATGTCAGCAAAACTAGTTACTCTACCTACTAATGATTCAATTCTACCTTCGTACATTCTAGGCGCTACAACTTGGTAATTCATTTTAACTCTACTAAAATCAGAATCTGTTCTCATCATGTTATCACACATTCTCCATCTTAGTATTTTATCAGCACCCACTAAATAAACGCCTTCATATAAAGATTCTACTACCCTTTCTAATTTTTGAAACTCACCTTCTTTATTAGCTGGTGGATTAAATGTATCGTCTTTTTCTATAATTTTATCACCTCCGCTACCAGTAGTTTTTAACTTATAAACATTATTCATATGAGTTTTATAGTTAAAGTAAATTACTTGCACTTTGTTTTTATCATCGTGCTTATTGTAGTTATATGCGTTATATCGTTTGTCAAGTAATTCTTTTATTTCTTTCTCTGTTAACTCAGGAAATTCTTTTACTAATTCATTTATTGGTAGATCTTTTACTTCACCTATATAATATATATCTTCAAAATAAGGTGATTCAGTATAAGAGTAAATCAAGTTAGCTGGATCAACATATTCAGCTTGTGCTCCGCTACTAAAATCAAACGTAGTCTTTGTTGCAGCTATACCTA